TGCAGGTGATGTTATTACTCCAGGTACTTCTAACAAGAAATATCAAGTAAGAATTATAGATGAACCACAAAGACATGGTGATGGTTGGTTATATAATGTAACATTAATGACTTCAGATTCTTCATTATTCTTACCTGTGAAATATTTAACTCCTGGTACACAGTGGGCTAAATTATTCTCTCAATATGAAGAGGGTGCAGAACAATCAGGTTCTACTCAATTCTCTTTACCAATTGCGTTATCTAACAAAATGGGTAAATATAGAAAGAAATATAAAATCACTGATTATGCTGATCATGAGGTATTGTCTGTAGCTATTCCTGATTCAAAAGGGAATTATCACACATCTTGGATGAATTATGCTGAGGTTGAATACTGGATGCAATGGTACAGAGAATTAGAAAGAGGTTTCTGGTACTCAAGATCTACTGATACAGTAATGGGTGCTACAGGAAGACCTGTAAGATCTGGACCTGGTGTTCAAGAACAATTAGAAGATTCTCATATACATGAATATTCTCACTTAACTGCAAGGTTAATTGAAGATTACTTAATGGATATTTTCTATTCTAGAGTTAAACCTGGAAAAGGAAGAAAAATTAAAGGTTACACAGGTGAATACGGAATGATTCAATTCCATAGAGCTATTCAAGACTGGGTTAACAAAGGTGGATTCATTAAAAATGTTGAAGTGTTTACAAAAGGAGTTTCTTCTGAGTATCACTCAAATGCATTAGAAGCTGGTGTTCAGTATGTAAAATATAACATGGCTAATGGTTCTGAATTAGAGTTAATTCATAATCCATTATATGATGATAGAGAAATTAACTTTGAAGTTGATCCAATGTCAGGTTATCCAATAGAATCACAAAGAATTACATTCTTAGATTTCTCAGGAGAAAATTCTAAAGCATCTAATGTTAAAATTATGACTAAAAAAGATTCTGAAGCATTTGGATATAGAGAAGGTATGATTGGTCCTTATGGTCCTAAAAAAGGTGGTTCAATGGCACACTCTGGTGATTACTATGAGATGCATGTTGGAAAATCTTGTGGTGTTCATATCCATGATATTACTAAATGTGGGGAGCTTATCTTAAAAAGAGCATAAGTTTTAAATAAAAAATAGTATATTTGCATGGGGAGTAAATACCCCCATGCATTTTTTAAACAGTAAATACAGAAGAGAATGAAAATAGAAGTAAGACCAATTATTAAGAAACAATGGCATGGTAAGACTGGAAAAGAAAGTTATACCAGAACAAAAAAAATACAAGCATTAGTAGGAGATGATTACAAATATGCTACTGGATTATCTGATGAAGATATAGCATGGTTAAAAGAGAAGAAGAATGGTAAACCTAGATTTGATGGAGATTTATCTGATAACTTTGACCCTCAAGAACCACACCCATTTTGGGATTCAAGAGCAGCAGTGGTTGAATTAAAAAACTCAACACAAATTTTTGATACAGAGTTACCTTTAGATAGGATTAAAGTTTGTATTATGAAAGCGAGTTCAAGAGTTGCTAATTCAATGAAAGAATATGAAGAGGGTATTTATGATGAAGCCACTCATGTTATTTTTGATGAAAAAGAAGAAATTGATGTAAAAGCATCTAAATTACAGATTAAGAACAATGCAATTATAAGAGCAAATGAATTATCTGTTGAGAAGAAAGCTAACATTATCCAGATTTTATCTGGTAAAAATATTAAAGGTAAATCAAATGGGGCAATTGAAGTAGAATTGTCTAAATTGATTGAAAAGGATGCTAAAAGTGTAAATAGAATAATGGACAGAGACAATGAATCGGTTGTTGTTGAAGCTTTAATCTTAGATGCACTGGATGCAAACATATTAAAGAAAAAAGGGCACAAGTATTATTATTTTGATAATTATCTTGGAGGTAGCGTTGAGGATTTAGTTGATTACTTTAGACAAGACGATAACCAAGAATTAAGATTCACTATAATTTCAAAGCTTGAGAAAAAATAAATAGAGTATGACTATTGAGGAAATGCATTATGACTTTAAGACTAAGATCAATAAAATTGATACTCAGACTTATAGGAATTTAAAAATTCCAGAGATAGATTGGGTTTTAAATGAAGCACAGGAATTATTTGTAAAAATGATTGCAGAACCTAGATTAAAAAATGGACTGGGATTTGAGACCAGTCAGAGAAATATAGATGATATTAGAACTATAGTTATAAATGATAATTGTGTTCCTATTATTAATAATATTGCAATCTTACCTATTGATTATTGGCACTTTATTGGTGCTGATGTTAAAATGGAAAAGGGTGCATGTTCAGAGGTCAAAGGAAGATTTCATGTTAGACAACATGATGATGAATTTGAACTTAGCCCTTTTGATAAATCTTCATTTGAATGGAGAATTGTTAATGGGGTGTTTTTTGAAGGTGGTGTGAAGTTTTACACAGATGGTACCTTTACCTTAAACGATTTTTGTTTAAGCTACATTAGAAAATTAGCATATATCCACTATGCTTCTGGTTATAATGTTGCTGGGTATAATTTACCATCTGGAACTTTATTGAGTGGTACTGTGAATTGTGAACTCCCAGAACATACTCATAGAGAAATTGTGGATCTAGCTGTAATGATTAAGTCTGGAGAAATTCAAAGTCCTGACTATCAACTGAAGGCAGCAAAATTAAATTTAAATAAATTAAGTTAAAAACTAAAATTATGAGTAGAAATAATGATGTATTTCAAGTCTTAGTAACTAAAGGGAACCAAGCCTTGCCTTCAATTGGTGCAGGGATTGGGTCTTTACTTCCAGATCAAATTGGAGTATTTGATGCGAATACAAACTTAGCCTTAGATGGTTCAGTTAAAGTAAAAGAATTTTATCTTGCTGTAGGTATTGATAGAAATGCTGATGGTGCAATTGATGATGTAAAAAAATCAGCAGGACAAGTGATTCAAACTGAGAATATTAGATTTTTGGATTTTAAGCCGCATACTGCAGCTCAACCAATGATTATTGAATTAACCGATTATAAAGCAAGCTGTGATTCAGATTATGCTTTACAATTAGAGTTTAGAAATCAAGAGATTTATAGACTTCAAGGTACAAACCAATTCACTCACACTTATGCTATCAGAACAGATTGTTGTGATACATGTGAAACTTGTGGAGATGGTAATTGTAATGAGATCTCTAAATTAATGAAAGAAGCAATTAACCTTGATCCTGATGGATTAGCTTCTGCTGAAGTTATTGCAACAGTTGCTTTAACAGCTTTAACTCATGGGACTTCTGTGGATTATGCTGTTGGTGATATAATTTCTGATGCTGATGTTGATGCAATTATTGCATTTAATGAAGATCCAGCAAATGCAAGTGTTAAAGTATGTTCTGGTTTAAGAATTACTTCTAACCCATTAAACATAAATACATTTTGTTCTGTTAACTTGAAGTATTTCAAGCCAAGACAAACTTTTATAATTGCTTCATTAACTGAAGGGTTTAATTGTAATGGTACTTTAACTGTAACTCAAGATCTTGCTTTTGAACAAGGTTTAGGGTATGATATCATGCAAAAAGAGTATATTGCAGGTGGGTGGTCAGGTAATCCTGGACCATACAGAACTTCTGGAGTTAATCATGTAGCTATTGGTACTGAGTATTTTGCTTTACAAGGAGAAACTTATGATCAATTTGCATTGACTTATGACCAAAGATCTATTGCAGGTTGGGGAGAGCACTATAATAACTTAGCTACTATTGTTGCAATTCCTGAAGAGGATACAACTACTAGAAATGCTTTAGCTGCTGTATTGGATGGTTTAATGCCAGTAGGATTTGATGCTATTGCTGATGATGTTGCAACATCTAATACTAACCCTACAGTTGTAGAATCAATGGATGCATTAACACCAAGTACTGATGGTGTAGCATAATACTAATATAGTTTAATTTATACAGATGATTATAATTAATTCATTAAATATAAATGAACTATCTGATAAAATTGAGGTGAACATTTCTACTGAAATAGGTAGAGTGTTCACCAAAGTTTTAATTTGGAATAGTTCTACATACAAAGACCCTTCTCAGTCAATTGATGTGAGTAGCTTATTACTTGCTACTTCGGAGAATGAGGTGTTTGATATCCCTGCTTCAATGCTTGGGGTACAGAACATTCTTGGTGTTTGGTTCTTAGAATTTACTAATGATGAAGAAATAGTTCCAGGTGCTTGTTGTCAAGATAATGTTAGAATAGGTATAGTAGCTAATTTTACTAAATACCATGAGTGCATTCTTAATGCACTTTTACACATGAAAATAGAAGGGTGTTCCGGAGTAGCAGTTGAAAACTGTCCAGAATGTAAATCAAATCCAGTTCTTGCTTCAACATATCTTGATCAACTTTACTTTGCATTAAATAATGGATTTTATGATGATGCAATAAGATTAATTGAAAAATTAGACATTCTTTGTGATGTCTGTAATACTTGCCCAGATTATGGGAATACCGTTCTTTTAAATGGGGGTGGTTATGGAGTATTTGATAACATTTTAAAATTATTATAATATGGCATTTTTTACTAATGATGATAAGATCCTATTTGGTAGTACAATGCTTTCTCTTGATAAGGGATTAATTATGGGGGATAAGGTAGATACTACTCCACTTATTTTATTAAATGTAATTAATAAAAGCCTACAGTTTGCACTTGCACAGTACAACAATGGTAATGAAACTTACTATGATAAAATTAAATATCTACAAGATTTAATTACAGAGCTTAAATACCAATGTGATGAAATTTGCATGTATCGTGAAAGATATATAACACCAAATGCGTGTACTACAGTAGTGTAAGAATAAAAAGAATTAAAAAGGTTATATTTTACGATAAAATTGTATATTTGTATCATATTTTGTATTAAGCATTAAAAATATAATATATATGGCTTTTAATGATTATGAAACATTACAGCAACAAATAACCTATCTTAATCAGCAAATTAATTGCATTAAAGATGGAGAATGTTGTGGTGTAACTTTTGAAATTCCTGAACTTACTTTATCAGGTAATACATTAATATCTAATTTTGTAGATGGTACTGCTATACCAGTAGACTTATCTCCATTAATTGGAGATAATATTTATACTGCTAATGGTGTTTTTGGGCCTGGGAGACAAGGAACTTTAACAGATACTTTAGATATATTGTCTTCTACAAGCGTATCTTTAAATACTTTTTATAATAATGGAGATGTTAAACTATCTAAAAACACAGGATTATTAAGTGTTGGTTCTCCTTCAAGTACAGCTAAATTTTCTATTAGAAGTAATGGTAATACAGAAACCACAAAACTTAGAGAATTTTTTGATTTAAGTTATACATTAAGGTTACAACAAATGGATAGTGGTCAAACCACTATTGGAGCAGGTACAATAGCAATTCAAGATTTAACATCTGGTTTTAGACTTGACACAAATACTTTAGCAACAGGATTAAAAGTTAATAGTGTATATAGTAATTTAATTGCTAGTTTCACAGATGGAAGTCCAAATGCAAAAGAGGGAATTTATGTAGCAGTAGGAGCAGAGTCTGGTGGTAATATAGATGTTAGCTATGATATTAAATTAGCTTCTTTTTACAGTTCTCCACTAAATGACCCTTTTGGATACACCCCTGTACTTAAAAAAGTAGGTATCCATACTGTATTACAAGGTGGTACAGATGTTTTAGTAGGTTCTCATTATCAATTAAATCCTATAGGTGCTGTAGCATCAACTCTTGTATCAGATTTTTCTGCAGCAGTAAGAGGGGATAATGGAAGTAGAAACACAGGTACTTCAGGTGAATACTCTTATTCTACAAATATAGGTGGTTATTTTACAACAATAGTTAATCAAGGTGGTGTTAAGGGTGGAGTGTATAGAGATTATATTGCTGTAAAGGGTTATGGGTCTGTACATAGAACTCAAAATGGAAGAAATATTGGTGGTATGTTTTCTGTAGAAA